CTAGGTTTCCTTTAAAACCTTCCTTTTTTGAATAAATGATTCAGTTATGTTTTGAGTAGTACTTCTCAAAACATAATACTAGGAAATGTATGGGGGTTCAAGGGGGACGGTCAGTCCCCCTGGGTCAGTCCCCTTGTTTAAAACCTTCCTTCTTTTAAGGGCGAAGCCCGTCATGGTTATGTTTTGAGTAGTACTCCTCAAAACATAATACTAGGAAATGCAGGGGGTTCAAGGGGGACGGTCAGTCCACCTGTCAAAACATAATATTACGTTTCCCAGGAAATGCAGGGGGTTCAAGGGGGACGGTGAGTCCCCCTGGGTCAGTCCCCCTGTTACCACTTTGTGCTCTTTTTGACGTTAATCGAAACAGCGTTACGCTTCTTTGTCTTGGAAGGATCATATTGTTCCCCCTCATCGTCCGAACCCATTTCCTTGGAAATGTCCCAAAATTCTTTCGAACCCAACTTAAAACTGGGTCTATTTTCAGCCTTATACCAAAAAATCTGATCATTTAATTTATTGGACTTGGCATTGTTATTAATGACCAAACATTCGTAATTTTCCGTGGTTTGATCCATGACTGAACAAAAGGATTCTAAGGTGGGAAACATGGAGGCATAGTTTTCCCAAATGCGTTTGCGATTGGTCAAATAAGGTTCTCGCAAAATAAATACATAATCAATATTCGTACGCAAGTTTGGAGGAATACCCAATGGATATTGCATGGTAATAATAAGCATGATCTTCCAATGACGACCATTCATGAAGAGAAGACGCATCATCTTGTCTTTTGTCCATGATTGATCATATAAACAATCATCTAAAATGACAAACGTTCTTGGATCTATCGTTGTTCGATTGAATTGTTCTTTTTCTTTGTTCATTTGTTTTAGCACGGCTTTTTGCCGACGTAATACATTTTCCACCAACACCGTATTGTATTCTTCATGAATAAACAGCTTGGGAACATGCGCAGAATAAAACCCGTTACCCGCTTCTGTCCCCGAAATCACTGTACCAATCGGAATGTCTTGATGATGGAATAGTAAATCACGCACTAAAAAGGATTTACCTGTATCACGACGCCCAATCATGACAATTACTGGACCTTTATTTTCATTCGGCTTGAACGTAATCCATTTCATATCGAATTTTTTTAATTGTAATGTCATACTTTAGGAAATACTATACTAAACCTGTTAGATTAAAATCACGTAAAACAAATGCACTTTACGTTTATACGTAATTTAAAATCTATTTATAAACGTTATACTTGTCAATAAAATGGAGTTGAAAGCAATCCATTATGCGAAACCGAATATGGTTAATTTAGAAGAATTGCAAAAACAAAATGAAGAATCGGAGTACAATCCTTTTGAGATTTCCGAGTTGCAATTTTACAATCCATTGTATCAACGATTTTTTGAAATGAATGAAAACAATTACCAGAAAATCGCCCTAAACCATCCTTATCACATTCGCGATTTACAACACGTCGAACATTTAGAAACAAAGGAAATCTTGGAAAAACCGGTTTTTGTGAAATTTTCACCTTTATTAGACCCATATCGATACATGATTGGAAAATACAAGTTGGAAGACAATAATATTGCCACTATTCCTAAATTAAATAGTACTCTGGAAGAGGTACATCCGAAAATGTTATTTCCACACAATACTTCTTATGTGGATTGTTTCTTCACCTATTTGTCTTCCTGTTTATTACATCAAAAAAATTTCGAACACGGCATTGATTTTTACGGGTCTTTTCTTGGAATTCAGAAAGTACATAAGGTTTGTGTAACAGACGATGTGGAATATTTACACCAATCTGAATTTTATAACAAACATGTGGGTGAATTGTTTTATGTGGATCAACCCGAAATGATTGAAGGCGATGAAATTTCTATTTTAGGAGGTTCGCGAAAGAATCGTAAAAAACTATGTTTGGAGGAAGAAACTATTTTTCAATTTGACGATTTCCAAGAATTAGAAGCTAGTCATGAATTGTGTCAAACCATGTTGGCTGAAATCCAAGATTTAGAAACGATTTACTCGAAATCCAATTGTTCGGCTTCTTCTTCGCGATCTTCTTCCGATACAAGCAATGATAGTGAATTGAATTATAGTTCAGAAGAAGAAGAAGGAAGTGAATCGGGTGAAGGAAGTGAATCCAGTGAAGGAAGTGACTATTCTTCTTCCGAAGAAGAAGAGGAAATTTACGGGTATATTCACAATTTCCCTATTCAAATGATTTGTATGGAAAAATGCGACGGTACATTGGATAGTTTATTGGAAAATGATGAATTGGAAGAAGACAGTGGTTGTGCTATGTTATTCCAAATCATTATGATGCTCCTCACTTATCAGAAACATTTTCAATTTACTCACAACGATTTACACACCAATAATGTAATGTACGTTAAAACAGAAAAACCTTTTTTGTATTATGAACACGAAAACAAAACCTATAAAGTTCCCACCTATGGTCGAATTTATAAACTCATTGATTTCGGTCGCGCCATTTACAAGTATGACAACAAAGTCTTTTGCAGTGATAGTTTCGGTCCGGGAGGTGATGCTTCCACGCAATACAATTGCGAACCCTTTTTCAATGAAAACAAACCTCGCCTCGAACCCAATTTTGCGTTTGATTTATGTCGTCTTGGAACATCCATTTACGATTTTATGATGGACATTGAAGACGACATTTCCACTTACGATGAATTCCAAAAAATCATATACGAATGGTGTTTGGACGACAATGGAAAAAACGTCTTGTACAAGAAAAATGGCGAAGAACGATATCCGTGTTTTAAATTATACAAAATGATCGCCCGTACTGCTCATTATCACACACCCGAAGCCCAGTTAGAACGCACCATTTTCTCTCAATATGTGATTGAAGAAGACATGAAAGAAAAAACAGAGTTGTTTTCTATATAAAATAATAATACCACATATTATGTTATACACCATTTCGCATTTTCAATGCGAAATGGTAACCGGTTACCATTCACTCATTTACGCCTATAAAATGGGCATAAATGAGAAAAGGTGTAAGAAAGTTATCTTAAAACATAGTTTAGTTTTCTTGTACATCAATAATACGTAATATTTCCTGCATTTCATTGTCGGGAATGCGATCGTGTTGTCCCATATGTCGAGCCATGGGATCAAGATCTAATGGCTGTTGAGGAGGAACATATTCACCATCAGTCGTGTAAAGAGGATCACGGCAAATGGGACACTTGTTATTTAATTGTATGACATGATTAGCACATGTATCACACAAATAATGACAGCACCCAGGTACATATAATTTATCGGCTTCAATTTCTTCGTAACAAACTGGGCATTCAGAACGCTTATCATCTTTGGTGTAATATTCCTTTAAACGGTTAATTATACGCGTCACGTCGGATTTGTTTTTATCCATAAGTCGTTTTTTCTCTTTCTCGCATTTTCGTCGAATACGGTGTCGTAATTCGCTTTCTCGTGCCAAACGATCATAAAACTCCACACGAATGCGATAACATACTTGATCGAAATTTCGCATACGCTCGCGCAAGTGTCGAATCGTTTGTTCTTGGCGTTGAAATCGTGCATCATCATTGTTTGGAGTAGGAAATGGTAAGTTCATTCCGTTTCCCAGTCGCAATCGAATATTTATAATAAGTACCTGGTTTTCGTCAATTTCACGTTGTACAATCGATACCCTATTCCATGATACTGTCGAATGAGGGTCAAAATAGGTTGCAAATTTTTCTTCAAATGCTTCGATTGTGGGTCGCTCTTGTGTTTTCGGTGTTTCAACATAATGCACCTCTCCATCCACATATTCCGGTACGCGCTCATTGTAATGTATGGGCATATGCAAGGTAAACATGTGCAAGGAACCCGTGTTTCGTTCATTATTTTTTGTAAAATCGTATTTGTCCAAATTAAACTGGATCATGAACTCTTCAAAAGAGCTTAGAAATTTACTAATTCTTGTCATTTTTGATGTATATTTATATTGAAGCTTATTTTTAACCCTTTTTGAATATCAATTTTGTATAACCAATGAATATGTGAAACATTGTTCTGTAAAGCAGTTAAACATAATGATTCTAATTTGAATATAATATGTTGCCATCCGGTATTGATTATAGCTTCAGTGCTCAAGAAATCGAGGACAAAACGTCGAAAATTTTAGCGGATTACGATGAATATTATGATATATTCATGAAAACCACGTTTCCCTCCAAAGAAGAATTTTTCGCATTTTATGA